ATGACATTGCTCGTGAAAACCTTGTCACTAATCTTGATGTTTTGAGCAGGCTTCCATCCGGCACTTGTGAGTACAGGATGATTTGGGGTGACTCTGAGCATGTGACCATTGGCAGTCTTGATGACATAGAGGCTGCCCTTGTAAAGCCGACGGTAAACCGCCGCGATCCTGCTACTGGTCGTTACTTGAGTGTCCCCAGGTAAGCAATTAAAATGCTGCGGCGGCATTGGTCCTTTACCATACTCAAACTCACGACCATCTAATGCGCGGCACCTAGCGCTAGTCCTAGTGTCAAGCGTGGCAACATAACGATACTTTTTAGTTATATCTTGGTTCGCTTCATATACCTGTTGGCTAGCAGCATTAGCAACCTGGTTAATGCTGGTGCGTACAAGAGTTATTATCTGGCTATCAGTTACAGCCGTGAGTTCACCGCCTGCGGCTAGCAATTGTTTTACCGATATTCCTGCTGCTCTTACTTGCCCAGTTGATAATGGGCCGTAATCACCAAACTGCAACTGCCCAATTAATCGCTTTGCAATGCTTGGTGTGGTTTCACCTGTTAGCAATCCATTACGTACTACTTGCCCAAACCGTTCAGCTTGATCAACTGCAATACCACGGAATGCTTTGCTTACTACCTCACCGTTAGGCAGTGTGATCATTGTGCCTTGCGTTGCCGTTAAACTATATGTTTGCGGTGCTCCTTGTACCGCAGCATATAAATCATCCGATAACGTTATCACGCCTATTTGTGTTGGGTCAGTTGTAACTACCGATTGCGCAAACTGCGGGCTGATCTCAACGGTATTGACTGCACTGCGTGCGCCTGCTGGTAATGCCTTGCGCAATTGTTCGGTAACAAAATCAGATTGCAGTTCCGCTAATCCTTGCAATTCTGTTGCCGTTAGTTGTGTTGCATCACCTGACCATGTATTAAGGCTATCCTTAAGCTGCGCTAAGATCGCACGTAACCTTGCTGCTTTGGCTGGTGAACTAATCGTAAGCCTGCCTTCTCCGCCTGCATCTGGCAGCAAATTTTGCAGTTGATTTGCAGCATCAATTATGATGTCGTTATACACTAATATTATTTGCTTAGCGACACTATTGCTATAACGATTTAAATCAATTGCGTTACGAAATAAGGCTGCTGGTATTGTCATTCAGCCCTCCATTAGCAGTTGCGCTTAACTCTTCTTCAACATCAAAATCATCACCTAATACTTCACCATCTGCTAACTGTTGTAATAATGTTTCTTGTGTAATTGTGCCAGCAGTATAAAGTTGTAATAATGCTTGGATTTCAGTAGGTTCTAGCCTAGCGCCAATAAAATCACGATTTACTAAACAACTGCCAGCCGCTTCAGTATTGCCTAAATATTCAGCATGATATCGCAAACAATTATCAATCATATCTTGCATATTCTGCGCTATTACCATCATGGTGCTATCGCCTTGGCTGCGATCAATACGTTTTGCCTCAGCAGTTTCGGCTGATAGTTTTTGGCCTAATACTGCCGATAAGCCAAGTTCATTGATCTGTCCTGCAAGTTGATCTAACCGTTTAAATTGATATTCAAAACTACTGCCACCTGGTTCAATATACTCAGCGCGACCATCAGCAGGAAATGCAATTGCTTCACCTGGACCTGCTGATACTTCTTCTGCTGCTGACGGGAAGCCATAAAATGCTAACATCGGCACTGCTGAAATATGGAGCTGGTTATCAAGATCTGATTGCACCTGATAGGTCTTAAGGTTCAGCTCTGCAATATCTTCTAATGGTGGTCTTGATTCCAGATAATTAATCCGATTGCAATAGGCTACACTAAACGGTATTTCACTAAGGCTTGTGTTACCTTCTTCTACAATTTTAAACTCACTATTATCTTGCTTTTGATGTAATTCATATGCACCTGGCGTTAAAACACGTACTTGTTGCACTGTCTTTTCACCATAATTACCATCAGGCATAATTACTGATTCTAGCAAACGCAACATTGTTAATTGCTGTTGCCCATCTTTTGCTTCAGTACGCCAACCTAAAATTTGTCGTGGTGTATAAGTACACCAGTATGGCCTGCCACCATCTGATGGTGCATCAACTAATGTACCAATATGGCCATAACGCACAAGTTTACGTGCAGTTTCATATACCCAAACATTAAGATCATTACCTTGCAGATCTACGTCAAAAAGTTGTTCACGTATGTTATCGCTGGTATCATTAAGCCTAACTGGTTTACGCGTTAACATACCTGCTAACATACGCTCTAATCGTTGATAATATGGCGGGCAAACGCTACGTGCTAAACGATTATCATAAGACTCATCCTGTTCACGTGGTTCCTGCGGTAAGTATCGGCGATGCCTTTTACGCATACCATAAGTACCTTGCATCAGATCTTCAATTAGCATCCAATGCGGTTCCTGCGCATACCATGCGCTATTAGGATCGCTAACACGCGTTATCTGCCGGTCAGCAGTAGGTCGGTCGTAGAAGTTAAAACCTGAGTACATGCGATCAACCTTTTGTTAGTAGATTCTAATGCCAGTGCCACGGCCAGTACCAGCATGTAACGGATTAAACTCACGCCACACTAGGTAGCCGAGTGCATCATTCATGTGGTCAAAGCCTGCGTCCTTATCCGGTTCACCCTTTTCGGTATAGCTCTGCAGCTCTAAGCATTCAATGGTTCGTTTACAACTGGCCGCGACTTGTAACCGAACCTGCCCTTTGCCGTTTTCTAGCAATGCCTGCACTGATGCCACACGGTCGCGCACTGGTGGGTTAGCGCGTGGTGATTGATTAGACATGCCATAAGATTCAAGGATCTGAATATCGGTTTGCGTTGCATTAGTGCTTCGGTTGCCGCCACTAGCGTCTGGGTATGCATACATCCGCCTGCCTGGGTAACGCCGTACTATCTCCTGCGCTAATGCATCAGTGTCATGCGCACCACTTACTTCATCTATTACTAACAGCTTATTGTTAAGCCTTACTGCAATAATCGCTGACATATTACCTACGTTAAAATCAACGCCAATACGTAATGCTTCCTCGCTAAAATCTGGCAGTTCACTTATTACATGCTTTTCACGATTAAACCTATCATAAACCTGACCGGTTGTTAAATTAACAAACTCACCGTCAAGGTATGCCCTAAGCAAACTAGGGTCATAGTTAGCCTCTAGCCGTTTAATAAAATCAGGCGGTAGGTGTGGGTTATCTATAGTACGCATCCTGATAAGGTGCCGATCAGATCTAGCTTTTGCTTCATCACTGCCGAATGTATTCCACATCCATCTAAAACCTTCAGGTGTTGATGCTGCACCAAATTGCCTTACATTACCAGCACGCAATCGGCCAAGGATTTTAGGAAATGCGCGGTTAGCAATACTCGGTGCAACAGTATCTATCTCATCTGCTAATACCCACGCAAGGTTTAAACCAATGATACGGCTCCAATTTTCAAAGCTACGGCATAGGATTTTTGTATCGCCGCCAGCAAAATGTAAAGTGTATTCAGGTAATGGTGATGCCCTAAACGTATGCGGGATGTTGTAATGATCTAAAAAGTTATCAAAATCTGATTGCCAAATATCACGAATCAATGGACCGGTTGGTTCCATTACACAACCAATAAAGCCTTGATTAGCTGCAGCTAACATTACCGCCTTAGCACATAAAGCCCTGGTTTTACCTGCACCATAACCTGCGCTAATGCCAAGGATCTGAGTATCCGTATCATTAACAAATGCTAGTTGGCCAGGATGTAAATCAGATTGGATTTCTAATAATCTATCATCTAAATTAAACGCTTCATTAGTTGTTCGCTTTAATTCAATTTGCGCTAATCGTTTAAGAATCCTCGACATCGACTAACTGCTCTCCTGTTTTTGATTGTATCCGCAATAACAAATTACGTTCCTGTTCTGGTGTTAAATCAGATTCAGCTAATGCCTGCACTACTAATTCAATACCTTCTTGCCTAGCACGTACGATTGCGGCATTATCGCTGTAATGCTTACGGAATGCAGGTGAATGGGTAAGCATCCATTGTGCATCTTTGGTATTACCTTCATCTGCTGCTTTAGCAATAATGTTAGCCAACCGCATACCACCTTTAGCTCGGCCTTCATCAATAGCTTGCAAAAGATGAATTTCAAGTTGTGTGCCTTTATCTGATTTAGCGTTAGCAATCCATTCATTTAGTGCACGATATGAGACACCAACAGCGGCTGCGATGTGCTCTAAGGGGCCACCAAATTCAGATAAAATGCGCACTTTTTTTATAAGTTCATAATTTAACTTATAGTGCTTACGCATTAAATTAGCCATTAGGTTCCTGGGATGTTAAAAGCTTCATCTAATAAATCAACAACAGTTTGATAATCTGAAATTAATTCTAGCAGATCGGTTGGGGATAGGGGTTCACCATCATCTTGAGCGTTATCGCGTATAGCAGCGGCTACAGCGATTGATTCCTGCATCAGGTAGTGGAGTTGCTGGATTACTGGTTTCTGCTTGTCTGAAGCCATTTTGAGGGGTGCTGGTGCTGATGTGATGGTAGCCGATTAAGCAGAGATAGGTTTCTTACGGTTCTTACGGTTTCTTACGGTAGGCGTAAGACCGAGAACGCCCGCCAGGACAGTGATTTTTCTCTTTCTTACGTTTCTTACGGTAAAAAGGGTATATATATAGATTAGAGAAGAAAAAAATAAAATTTTATTTTTTATTTTCTATCTATAGGGGTCTATACCTTAAAAAGCGTAAGAAGCGTAAGAAGCGTAAGAAATGAGTGATAGCAAGGGTTTTCAGTCTTACGGTTTCTTACGTTTCTTACGCTTGTATGGCTTTTAGCGGTATTTTGACGGCACGACCTGACATACCAGAGCCTTTGAAATAAATTACGCCAGCTTTTATAGCGTTAGGAATACGAGCAAGGATTACGGCCCAGCAGTTTGCCCAAGCTGTATCGCGTAAGATATTGGCGATGGCGTCAGCAGTATTTGAGACGTAGATGGCGGCCTCTTCGGCTTTGATGCCATTACGGCCAAGAACGGCCTGCGCCTCGCTGGCGCCGACGTGGATGTCGGTTGCATGGTTCAACGCAATATCTATCAGCTCGCCAATGGTACGGGTTACGGTTTTATCACCTTCAACACGGAATTGATGCTGAAGGATACGTTGAAGGCAACGCTTTTCATCTGATATTTCAACTGATTGGCTGTAAGACTCCCAGTTGTTTTGCTCAATTAATTTCCATGCTTGATCACGGGTTGCAACTTGAGATGATTGAAGAGACCATGCACCAGCTAGTAGGGTGCCGTATTGATCACCAAGCCGTTGGCTGTCAAATACTTCAGCGGCAGCACGGGTAAAGATCGCAATTGATTGGCGTATGATTGGTATTAATGCAATTGTACGCGCTTGCAACCGACGACCGATTGTATCACTTATGTATTTATCAAGGTCGTGATCTAATGATTCCCAATGAGCTAAACGTTCAGCTTTTGGTATCTCATTGTGACTACGTAAGGTTAATTGTGCGAATCTTGATTTATCAGCTCCTTGCTTTAATGCGGTGGCGATAGAAGACATCATAAACATGCTGCGGATGGTGTAACGCTGGGTATCACCTTCTGGGCTACCTTTTAAGGTATGAGCTTTGGACTCTGAGCTAGCAACACGCGCTAGGCCGAGGATCGCTTGCATACGTGCTTGATCATTGCGTTCATTAGATTCAGCTTCATCAAATACAACGGGTAATGCATCAGCACGAAGAGCTTGGCGGATGCCAGGTTCAGTTGTGTTGCCAGTAACGATTAAACCCATATCACCTAGTAAAGGGGTTACATAACGCGCAAGCACTGCAGATTTACCAGAACCAGCGGATGCTGTGAGCCATACGTGTGGCCGCCAATCCAATGCACCACAGATAGGGCCTAGTACTACCCAACCAGCGAGCAGTAGGCCAGATGCTGGGACTTCCCAATGAAAGCGTTCTGCTAATTCAGCAATTGAAAAGGCTTCATTATCGGTTAATGGCTCAGCACCAGCACAACCACGTAAGGCACTAAGTCGTTGATATAGGTATGGACTGTTATTGATGCCATCGCGTATGGGTCGGTTTATGCCATTAACAACTAATTTATCGCCGAGATGTAGGACGGATTGTTTTTGATCCCACCATGCACCACGACCACGGATGCGATCAGGGGAGTAAACGCCAATATCAGCCTGTCGTGCAAATAGGCTAGATGCTGCGGCGGGCCAGTTTACGCCAGTTTTAGATGGATATAGTGATTCCCAATAAGGTAAAGGTGCTAGTGCTACTAGGTTTACACCTGAATGAGCTGAACGCGAAAGGCGCGTTACTTGGCCGGTGCTATGTGGTTGGTAATAATAAGCATCAGCATCAAAACCAAGGCAAAGAAATGATTCATCGGCTTTCGGTAAAGGCGGCGGCTA